GATGAAATTACAACAATTTCGTCTGAGAAAGAATTATTAGACACATTTGGGAAACCAACTGCTGATAACTTTGAACAATGGTTTACTGCTGCTAACTTTTTAGGATATGGAAATAATCTGAAGGTAGTAAGACCGATTACAGGTATGGTAAATGCTTGTGTATCTGGTACTGCTGTCTTAATAAAAAATACAACTGATTACCTAGACAACTACAGTCATGCTGCTAGTTTTGCTGGTGCGGTTGGCGCTTATGCTGCTCGTGAGGCAGGAACATTAGGAAACAGTTTGAAAGTTTCTGTATGTACTAACTCAACAGCATTCGGACCACATTCTCAAAGTGGAACTTTAACAAATGACGCTTCGGCTGCAATCGGAGATACAACTGTTACTATGGACGATGGATCCCTATTTCAAGTAGGCGATATACTAGAATTTGGAGATGCAGCTGCTGTACCTTCAACTTCAGGCGCACCATCTGGACATTACTACAAAGTAACTTCAATCAGTACCCATGTTCTAACAATCGCAAGATTTAATCCACAAACCGGCGCAACAGAAACTGGCGGATTAAGACATGCACTAGTTGATAACTGTAAAGTGTTAAGACATTGGGAATATTATTTCCAATTTTCAAATGCACCAACAACATCTGATGATGTATCAAATGCTGGTGGTTCAAATGATGAAATGCACATTGTAGTAGTAGACGAAGATGGCGGAATCTCAGGAACTGCTGGAACAATCTTAGAAACATTTGAAGGCGTTTCACAGGCTTCTGATGCTAAGACATCTACAGGCGCAAGTAACTATTATGCTGATGTAATCTATGCACAATCAAAGTATGTGTATGTCATGGACCATGATACTACTCTTGCAAATGCAGGTAGTGCTAAGACTGGTACAACTTTTGATAACACACACGGAAGTAATGCATTTGAAGTAGATTCAGTTTCACTTGCAAGTGGTACTGATGACTTTGCAATTACTAACGCTGAGTTTGCAACTGGATATGAAAAATTTTCTGATGTAGACAATGTAGATATTGCATTACTAATGTGCGGACCTTCACAGACAGCTGCTGACGCTACTGGCGACACAAAGGCAACTGCTGTTATGGATATTGCAACTGCAAGAAAAGATTGTGTTGCATTTGTTTCACCTGCAAGAGCAGATGTTGTAGATGTTGCTAACGCAGTTACACAAACTCAAAATGTTGTAGCATTTGCTGACGGATTACCTTCATCATCTTATGCAGTAATCGATAGTGGTTACAAATACATGTATGACAAGTACAATGATGTTTACAGATATGTTCCGTTAAACGGCGACATCGCTGGTCTTTGTGCAAGAACTGATAGTGTTGCAGATGCATGGTTTTCACCAGGCGGCTTCAATCGTGGACAAATTAGAGGCGCAGTAAAACTTGCCTTTAATCCTAATCAAACACAAAGAGATGAACTCTACAAATCAAGAGTAAATCCATGTGTATCTTTCCCAGGACAAGGTACTGTGTTGTTTGGCGATAAGACTGCTCAATCAAAACCAAGTGCGTTTGATAGAATCAATGTTCGTAGATTGTTCATTGTTCTTGAGAAGGCAGTTTCTACGGCTGCTAAATTCCAACTATTTGAATTCAATGACGAATTCTCTAGGGCGAACTTTAGAAACTTAGTAGAACCATTCTTGAGAGATGTTCAAGGTCGTCAAGGTCTTACTGACTTTAGTGTAGTGTGTGATGACACAAATAACACGAGCGATGTAATCGATAGAAATGAATTTAGGGCAGATATCTTTATCAAACCTAATCGTTCTATTAACTTCATCTCACTTAACTTTGTCGCAACTCGTTCAGGCGTAGCCTTTACTGAAGTTGCTGGCGCTTAATTTTAGAGGAGAATAGAAAATGGCAAACATTAATGAATTCAAATCTCGACTAAGAGGCGGCGGTGCAAGAGCCAATCAGTTTAAGGTAACTTTACCTTTCCCTGGTTATGCTAGTGTTGGTGGTGAAACATCTGACTTATCATTCTTATGTACTGCAACAGGTATCCCAGGACAAGATATTCCTATGGTAACTGTAAACTTCAGAGGTCGTCAATTGAAACTTGCTGGAGATAGTAGAACATTCGGTGATTGGAACATGACTATCTTAAACGATACAGATTTTAAATTGTATCGTGCATTTGAAAGATGGATGAATGGTATCAATAACATTACTGATAATGAAGGTCTTACAGACCCTAACGATTATCAAGTTGATGGTTTTGTAGACCACCTAGACAGAGATGGCAACTCAATCAAGCAATATCAGATTAGAGGATGCTTTCCAACTTCATTAGATGGTATCGCACTTTCGTATGGTACGAATGATGCTATCGAAGATTTTGGTGTAACTCTTGCTTATCAATACTTTGAAACAGATACGACTACATAATTTTTTTTAACAAGTTATAAGGAAATATAATATGGCTAATTTACTTGGATTCCAAATAACTCGTAACAATAACGATTTAGGGAAGCCGGCAGAAGCGAAACAAGCGTTTACTGTCGCCTCCCCTGATGACGGCACAACAACTATATCTGCTGGCGGTTATTTTGGCCAGTACTTGGATATGGAAGTTACTGCCAAGAATGATGTTGATTTAATTAAAAGATATAGAGAGATTGCACAACACCCAGAGTGTGATATGGCAGTCGAAGATATCATCAACGAAGTTATTGTTTCAGATGAGAGAGATGCTTCTGTATCAGTATCGTTAGACAAACTAATGATATCAGATAACATCAAAGGAAAAATCCGTGATGAGTTTGACGAAGTTTTGCGATTGCTTAACTTTGATGACAAAGGACACGACATTTTTCGTAGATGGTATGTTGACGGAAGAATCTACTTTCATAAAGTTATCGACCCAAAAAGTCCACGAAAGGGGCTTACAGAAATACGATACATCGACCCACGAAAGATTAAGAAGGTTCGTGAAGTCGCTAAAAAGAGAGATAACAAAGGTAAAGGTGTAGAAATCGTAGAAACAACCGCAGAGTGGTTTGTTTATAACGAAAAAGGAATATCATCAGCAAACTCAAATGCTGGTCTTAAAATTTCTGCTGACTCAATTACCTATATTACATCTGGTGTAATTGACCAAACTAAGAATATGGTTATGGGCCATTTACACAAGGCAATTAAACCAGTCAATCAGTTAAGAATGATTGAAGATGCTGTTGTTATTTATAGAATAGTAAGAGCACCTGAAAGAAGAATATTCTATGTTGATGTTGGTAACTTGCCTAAAGTGAAGGCAGAATCTTATCTGAGAGATGTCATGGCAAGATATAGAAACAAACTTGTCTATGATGCCGCTACTGGTGAGATTAGAGATGACAGAAAACATATGTCAATGCTTGAAGATTTTTGGTTACCTCGTAGAGAAGGTGCAAAAGGCACAGAAGTTTCTACATTATCTGGCGGCCAGAATCTTGGTGAAATATCAGATGTTGAATATTTTCAAAAGAAATTATATCAATCTTTGAATGTGCCGATGTCAAGAATGGATTCAGATAATGGATTCAACATGGGCAGAGCCGCAGAGATTACAAGAGATGAACTGAAGTTTACAAAGTTTGTCGCTAGATTAAGAAAAAGATTTACTGGCGTCTTTAACGATATACTGAAAACACAACTCGTGTTGAAAGGTATTATCACAATTGAAGATTGGGGTAAAATAAAAGAACACATACAGTACACTTTCTTGAAAGACGGGTACTTTGCAGAATTAAAAAATGCAGAGATACTAAGAGAAAGATTAAGTCTTGCACAAGAAGTAAGTCCTTATGTGGGTAAATATTATTCTGTTGAGTATGTAAGAAAAAATATCTTACAACAATCAGATGAAGATATTATTGAAATTGATGGGCAGATTGCCAACGAGATAAAACAAGGAATCATTGCCTCGCAAGATATGGGCGAAGATGAATATGGTGATATAAATATAGGAGATGAATAATTATGTCAAATGAAAGTGTAGTAAATATGGTTGATGCGTTACAGGGTGGCGACAATGTTGCAGCTCAAGATGCGTTTAAAAGTGCGTTGACTGATAAAATTGGTATGGCGTTAGACGCTAAAAGACAAACTGTTGCGAATGACTGGTTAAATGCTGGCGATGAAATGGAAGCAATTGAAGCTGGTTCTGAACTATCAGGGCAATCTTCTTTTGATGATGTTGCAGCTGATGTTGATGCAGACGACCATGTTGATTTTGAGATTGATGACGACCAAGTAGTAGAGGAAGAGTAAGTGAGCGAAATTTCGTTTAAAAGTTTTACAGGTAAACTGGTTGAACGAAAGACTTCATTACCGACTACGCAGTTTAATAAATTATCTCCGAAGATGAAAGCGGCAATAACA